AACTGGTTCATTTATGGTAAGTTCCTCAGTACCACCAAAGCCATTCTTTTGGGATGGTTCATCGTGGAATGCTTTATATTAAGGAATATTATGGAATATATTAGAGAATTATACTTATTTGTTCAAGCTAATGGTTGGGCTGGAATACATGGTGAATGTAAATGGCAACCTTTTTTAGAATGGGTATCTATTCAATATCCAAATGATGATTTACTTCAAAAGGCAATGGAAATAATAGAAGGATATAATGAAAACTGAATTTACAATTACAGCAATAACAGCTATAATAGCATTTATTTGTTCTTATTTTAAGATATTAGTAATGGATAATGCTGAGCAATTCTTAGCTATTGTTTCGGTAATGTTTTTAGATGGTGTATTTGGTATAATTGCCGGAAGTAAAACTGAAGGATTTAAAACCAAAAAAGCGCTCAATGTCATAAGAAATACAGTGGTTTGGTTATTTATCCTTGCCACTGTATTACTCACAGAGAACGCTTTTAAGGTATTCTTTTTAAGCGAAACTATTATATTACCATTCGTTATATTTCAGTTGATTAGCGCCCTTAAAAATGCCTCAAGAGCAGGGTATATAAAAGCTGGATTACTACAACAAATATTAGAAAAGATAGATAAACATAAAAGTTAAATTATCCACCCAATCTTTGGTGTAATTCTTTAATCATATTATTGTTGATGATACAGGTATATGTTATATTCAGGCTTTTCTTTCCCAATCCAATACCTCTCTCTTTTAAGTAATAAATTCGTATCAGCAATCTTTTCTAATATTTTAAATTCGAATAACTTTTTTCCGTAATGCTTGATAGAAGCCTGTAAATTTTTGTTGGATATTTTTTCATTACCAGTAAAATGTTCAGTATATCGTATTCTTAATTTTTTAGAAGCACCTATGTATCTTTCTCCCGTTACGATATTTTTTATTTCATAAACCCCTGCTCCCCAGCTATTAATATGTCTTTGTTGTATTTCTTTTAATTTTTCTGGGTTATTTTTGCACCAATTTCTAAAAATCTTTGATTGAACACCAGGGTTTTTAGTATCCCATTCTTGTTTATAATCAGGCTTTAATATTCTAAATTTATGATTGTCAATTTTATTGCATGATTTACAATAATCTTGCAGCCCATCTTTATTTTTAGTTTTTTTAGAAAAGTTGGTTATTGGGTGATAATTTTCGCATTTTTTGCACAGTTTTAACATTGTTTCCTTTCATAATGGTTGTTTTAATTAAGTTTAACATAACTGTGTTGGTTTAATAATAAATAGTTAGTTTTTTAAAAAACGATATGAATTTTTGTATTTTTTCGTTATTTTTTTAATGTTTTTTTTATTTTTTAATATTTATATAAGATGAAAGACGAAATAAATGACTGGTTTGAAGCCAACTACGAAAACCTTCGCAAGAACTTTAAACAAAATATTGCTAATGGTCAAATGTCAGGTTATGCTGATGATTTATTACAAATATGCATAGAAATTTTCCTAAATAAAGATATTGTAATGCAAGAGCAAATGTTGAGGGATGATAAAATACAAAACTTCTTATTCAGGGTAGCATAAATGCAAATTAAATCAGGTTCATCACCATTTTTTAGAAAATATCGTGCATATTATACAAGAAATGTACCTATTTTGGGTAATCCATCTATTGAACCGGAAGACCCAAAAGAAATAATGATTAAATGCATTGATAGAGAAATAAAAAAATTAGGGTGGTATGAAGCTCGTTTAATACAGTTACATTTTTTTGATGGAATGAGTTTACGGAAAATAACAAAAACTTACGGCTTACCAAAAGGTACTTTGCCGCAAGAGTTTCAAAAAATCTATGATAGAATTAAAGAAACCTGTAAAAACTGTATGGAGGAATAAAAATGACTGAAAAAGAAATAATAGTGTTTATAATAACCTTTTGGGTAATCGTAATTGGATGGATTCCAAAATGGGTTAAACACCTTGTTGAAAAGCATTATGTTGAAAAATAAAATGGAATGAAATTGGAACTAATTAACGGAGATTGTTTAGATAAGTTAAAGGAGTTAGAAGATAATTCCATAGATAGTATTGTTACAGACCCTCCCTATGGCCTGTCTTTTATGGGCAAGAAGTGGGATTATGATGTACCCAGTGTTGATATTTGGAAAGAATGCCTTCGTGTCTTAAAGCCTGGTGGTCATCTATTATCATTTGCAGGTAGTAGAACTTATCACCGAATGGCAGTTAGAATAGAAGATGCTGGGTTTGAAATACGTGACCAAATTATGTGGGTGTACGGTTCAGGCTTCCCGAAATCGCTGGATGTGAGCAAGGCGATTGATAAGGCGGCAGGTGCGGAGAGGGAGGTTGTGGGTAGCAAGGTGACAGGGGGCATCAAGAGGGCGAGGCCGGACAACGCGGAAGGCTTCTCCAACCCCTACACCGTTGGGCAAACAGCTGTACCCGTCACCGCCCCCGCTACCCCCGAAGCCAAGCAATGGGAAGGCTGGGGGACTGCACTTAAACCATCTCATGAACCAATTGTAATGGCAAGAAAACCCATAATTAATACTGTAGCACAAAATGTATTAGAATATGGTACAGGTGCGATTAATATAGATGGGTGTAGGGTTCCCGGTGCGATTGAGGGTGACCCCACGCGCTTCGCCAAAACCGATGGCGGGGTCTTTGTCAAGTTTGACAATGCGCCAACTGTTCGCGCAGAAGGCCGCTGGCCCGCCAACTTCATCCACGATGGAAGTGAGGAGGTGACCGACCTGCTTGGCTCAGCCGCCCGTTTTTTTTATTGTCCCAAAGCAAGTAAACGCGACAGGGATGAGGGATGTGAGGGATTGGAGGAACGGGAGGCTCCTAAAAATGGTAGCGGGCTTGGTCGTGAGTGTAGTTTGCAAAGACGATTAAATGAAACTGGAGATGATGCAATAAGACTCCACAACCACCACCCAACGGTCAAACCAACCGACCTGATGCGTTACCTTTGCAGACTTGTAACCCCACCAAGCGGAATTGTTTTAGACCCCTTTATGGGTTCAGGTTCAACAGGTAAAGCAGCAGTGCTGGAAGGATTTGATTTTATAGGTATTGAGAGAGAAGAAGAATATTGTAAAATAGCAGAATTGAGAATTAATAACCCTCATAAATTTTGGTGAAATAAAAAATAATTTGTATATTTAAATAAAAAAGATATGAAAAAGTATTATATTTATTACATTCCACAGTTAGAGCAAATAGGAGCTACACAAGAAAAACCTGAAATTGTTATGTGGTATAAAAAAATAAAGGAATATGAAATACTGGAAGAAATGTGGGGTAATAGAGATGATGCTCAAGAAATCATAGAGAAATGGAAAATAAAAAAAGATATAAAATCTAAAATTACCAAAGAATTTCGCGATGGAAATAAAAAAGTAATTAAAACTCATCTTCTTAAAGTTACAAGAGGTGATTATGTACGAGGTATGAAACAAGGGATTTGGGTAGAATATGACCATCAAAAAAATTATTGGCGTGGTAGTTATGATATGGGCGTACCATTTGGTGAATGGAAATATTATAGTAAAGATGGTAAATATATTGGTAGTAATTTAGATAATAATAAGAATATTAAGGATAAATGGAATAAAATTTGCAAAAGATTAAGTAAATATAGCAAAAAAAAGCAAAAATTACCCAATCAACAGTGACATCTCTTGTCACACTAAATTATTTTTTTAATCCTTTTTTAATATCGTTTTTTAAATTTCGGGTATATTTATATAAGAATGAAAAACAATAGTAACTATTATGCGGGAGCGAAAAGCTCACAATTCAGCAGGGGAACGCAACGTGCATGCAAAAGAGCAACAGGCCTCTGCTTAGCCGTAGAACAGATAGTTAGGGTGCAGAACCATTTTGTTAATATGCGAAATGGGGCCTTGTCTTTTTATGAAATTAAGAATGAATACGGTAACCACTCCGGGGTGAAATTTCCCAACCGCATTCTTATATAAGTAAAAAACACAATAGGAACAGGGCGTAATATAGACGTAGCCTGTTTAGGAATATGTAACAATATGGGTTATCCGACAGGACTGCCTTACTAAATCACAATTTATTTTTTTTTCAATTTCGCTATACGGCTTATTTATGCTTAATAATAATAATTAAACTTATTTAAGTAATAAAGTTGTTGAGCATGTAAGTAATTCTCCTGGCGGAGAATGTTGTGGTGTTCGTGAAAAACGAACCCCCCAACGACACTATAAACTTTAAGTTTCCTGAAAATTAGATATTTATATCAGTATTTAACAAGTTACGTTTGGAAGTTTGAGCTTTCCCGTTAGGGAATGCGAAAACCCCTCTCTACGCTTAGAGAGGGTAAATACAAGCTTCATTATTAATAACTTGGAGCCGGAAATGAACAAAAATTATTATGTGTACATCCATACTATAAATGAAGTACTTTTTTATATAGGTAAAGGAACAGGTAATCGTGCTTGGGTACATAATGGAAGAACTAAAGCATGGATGGATTTGGTTCAGCAAAATAATAATAGTTACACAATAGAAATACTTGCTGATAATCTCAGCGAACAAACAGCTTTATGCTTGGAAGGGGCACTAATAAAAGTTGTGGGAATAAAACATTTAGTGAATAAAAAAACAAAAAAATACTAAAAAATAAGGGTTTTTAATAAAAAATTAGATATTTATATAAAAGGGAAATAAACTATGAAAAAATTATTCTTAACATTATTATTAATACTATTCGCAATTACAATAGCATTAGGACAAGAAATAAAACCTTATGTATATAATAATAAGAATGTACACTTAATAGAATGTAATGGTATTGAGGGAGATGGCACAATTAAAAAATTATACTTTATAGGTTTACAAATTGATAGCTCAATAAATGACTCAATAATATTCAAAGTATGTAATAAATCTGTTGAATATGTAGACTGGCAATTAAAGTATCCATTGACTTATAAATTTAGAAAATACATAAAAGAATTTGATGGGACAATAGTAAAAAGAGATAATATTATTTGGGTTACAATAGCAGGTGAATGTAGAAATACTTATAATGTTCCATGCGCAATAACAACTAATATTAAATTTGATTTAGATGGTAATATCATTACAGAAAATGGTGAATTATCCATTAGAATTTTAGACATTTAAATTAAAAAGGAAATAAATAATGGAAGAACTTAGAAACTTTTTTGCGCTTGGAATACTGATAGTAATGTG